ATCAACCTGCACACTTGGCGCTTGATAGGCATGAATTTCATCTACCTTCACTTCATCGGACTTCGGCTCAAACCGCTTGTCGATGATGATGAAGCCTTGCGAGCGCAGTTCCTTTTCACGCTCAGGCGAAACAGGATGCTTTTCGTAGGCAATCTTTTGTTCCATGAATTTCTCCAAAAGAAACGGGGCCGAAGCCCCGTTCTTGTTGACGATCAGGCTTGCCCGATTGCCATCACACCGGCGGTGTTCTTGATCGAAGAAGCGACCTTCTTCCAGTTCACGCCAGAGCCAAGCTTCTCATCGGTTGGCGACTTGCCGCCGTTGGTTTCGTCCCAGGTGTAGCCTTTCAGGCCAAGACCGAAGGAGTAGTCCATTTGCAGCGTCGTTTCGATGCGCTGATTGCGGTTGGTCGTCTCGATGTTCGAGATGATGTCGCGGCTGTCATGCACCGTCGCAGCACCAGCGGACAGCGACAGAATGCGGCGCTTGGCAGGATCACCGCCAGCAGCAGCCGTGTACAACGCAGGAGCATCGGTAATGACCGACACGCGCCCAAGAATGTCCACCACGCGCACATTCCCTGCCACAAACAGTTGCTGTGTGTTGGCAAGGTTCTGGCCGATGAACGTGTGATACGCCATGCCGTCCATTACCTGAGCGACAAGCAGCGTAGAGTGATCGCCAAACAGCGCATGGCTTTCGTTCACCGCCACATAGTCCACCTTCTTCGTGGCCGACACATCAACCGTGGTCAAGGCACCTTGATTGCCGATAGCCGCTACAAGTGCAGCAATCGCCGTGTTCAGTTGGTCTTGCAACAGAGCTTCAGCGAAGTTGCGCGAAGCGACTTCGATACCTTCCGCAGTAGGCTTGTTCAACCAAGTCATTTGCGAAGGCTCATAACGCACCGGCCCAAAGCCGCCGGCGACCTTCACCGTCGAGTGCTTGAGTTGGGTCAGGTCAGTCACGGGCGCAGCCGTGTTGCTTGCAAAACGATCAACACGGCGCTGGGCCGAATGGATCGCAGCGTAGAAAGATTCCTGGAGAAAGTTTCCATCGAACCCTTCAGTGGTCAAAAGAATTGCGCCGCCACTGGCAGCGTTAAACCTGTCAACCATCTGCGCCAGCGTCTCAATCGTCGCGGGCATAACGTACTGGTTGAACACTTCCATTTGAGAAAGACTCATGATTTTTCCTTTCGGATGAGAGATACCCTGACGGGCGATTTACTAGGGTTGTCAGGGCATCCACCCTGTTGCTCCACGCCCATTCCTGAGCGCGGTACTCCCGATCAGTTCTTTGGTAGATCAGGGAATTTCGCTTGAATCGCGGCCATGCGTTCCTGCCTGTTACCGCCCAAATTTCCAGCCGGAGCACTCGGTTTACCGCTCGACGGCCCAGCACCGCTACCAGAAGCACCAGTGCTTTTCAGAATCTGTTCCTTGTACGGATACTGATCGACTAGCGTTTCCAACGCTTCATCGAAGTCCGCAATCTCGCCTGGCCGCGCACGCGAGAAAATCTTGTTCCCCGCAGCGTCATAGGCCACGATCTTTCCGTCCTCGACCTTGAACGCATTCCCAAAACGGGCCTGCACCAGATCAGCCGGTATCGCAAACTTGTCGGTAATCAGCTTCGAGCGCGTGAAGCTTCCGCCGATCTTTTCGGCGTACAAATCGCCCGTAGCCTTGTCCAAAGCCTGTTTCGTGCGTGCGAGTTCTTCGGCATGAGCCTTACTCGCGGCGGCTACTTGTTCCTGTGCCGCTTTCTGCGCGGCAGCCTTGATTTCCTCGACCTTGCCAGCCTGAATCAGCTTGCCTTCATCAAGGTTTTTCACCGTCTCCAACGCCTTGCGCGCTGCATCGGCATCCTCGATGCCATCAAACGCCTTGGCCCGCGCCTCAGCAGCTTCCTTGGCTTCGCGGTGGGTTTGAGCCTCACGGTTCAGAGCCGAAATTTTCGACACCGTGGCAGGCGCATCAAATGCAACTTCCTTGCCGTCATCGTGAACGTAGAGCGGTTTTCCGTCTTGGACTTCCGCGTAGGTTTTGCCGTTGATATCGACAGTTTTCAGTTTCATGGTTTCCTTGGCCTTCCTGCCTTGGTGGATGGGCTTTCCAGCCCGAAGCGCCCGACTCGGAACCTTCCTTTTGGGCATGAAAAAAGCCCCGCCGGAACAACCCGGAGGGGCTTTTGATTTGCGTGACGAGTTACGTCACTTGACTAATTTCAGCCTGCGTTTTCGCGGATTCGTAGGCTTCACAAGCTTCGGAGGATCAGGCAGCATGAACTGCGTGATCCCGCGCTTCCAGCATTCAGCGCAGACGTGTCGAAGAATCGCTGTTCCTAGCTTGATCCTGCCATCCTTGACCGTCAAGCCGTTGTACAGAGTGAGACTCGTGCAACCACCGCAGCGATTGCACATCAACGCTCCATCTTCCTTGCGCATTCGCTTGATGCGCAGCAGTGCAGCTTCACCGGAGGAAGGCTCTGAAAGCTTGACAAGATGGATTGGCATGGGCGCATTGTCTTACAGACCAGCCAGCCTGAACGCCTCGGCATCACGTTGGCGAAGTTCCAACAAATTCAGAAACCGCCCGTTTTGCGTGTACATGTCCGACAACGAAAGACCACCTTCACGGAACAACCGCCCTCTGGTGGGGCCAAGAACCTCATCCTGTCTCGCCGCCGACTGCTGACCTAGCCAAGTCGCATAGTCCATCGAAGCCGGAACTTGACCGTCCATGCTGGCGCGTGTCCCTTCCGGCACTTCGTCCATATCAATGCCGAGTTCACGCCAGCTTTTCAGTACTGGAACGCTGGCCGAACGGCAAGAAAAATGAAGCCTTCCAGGCCCGCCTAACCACGGTACCTTATGCCCAATCGGAGCATGATCTTCCGTCGTATATTGCAACCCATCGCGCAGTCTGCACGGTGGCGACGTGCGATTGTCCAAGGTTGCCGACCACTGCACCGCTTTTATGAGATCACTGTTCGCGGCAAACACACGATCTCGCGTAACACCGGCGTAATGCCCTAAAGCAGTCCTGACAACCGCCTGCACGTCACGCCTTGACTTGTTCACCAGCCCATCAGCGTAGCCCTTGGCTCTGGTTCCACGAAGCTCACGAATGATCTGATCGGTGGTTTTGCTTTCCACAAACCCTTGCGCAATCGTGCGCCGAATTGTCCGCATCCTCTGTTCGCCAAGATCGGCCCACACACCACGCAACAACACGCCTTGAAACGGCCTGTTCATCGCGGCGGAATAGACCTGCTCGACAGATATTGAAGCGAACGAGACACGAATCGGAACCGCAGCAGTCAAAGCATTCTGCTGGTACGCCAATTCGTACTCGACAAACCGTCTCAGTTCATCGGTCAACTCACGCTCCGCAGCATTGAAGGCTTCGACATTCAGCGCCTTCACGCTCTTGAGCAGCGATTCCAGCCGATCCATCGAAAAGCTGCCAGCTTCGCCGTTTTCAACTGCAATCAGCAGTTCAGCAAACAGGCGTTGATCGCTTCGGTTCAGCGTGGCGATGATCTTTTGAACCACACCATTGCTGTAATGGCTCAGATCAACAGCGTGGCGTATGGCTTCTTGGAGAAGCCATTCATTGGCCGTTGCCATCGTTCATCGTTCCAAGCGACGGGCCTTCATTGGCGACGGCTTCAAGCTCGGCAGCAGGATCAATGTCGGCCCCAAGGATTCCGCGCCTCTGTTGTTCACGGATCAACGTTTCTTTCGTGATCGCTCCACCTTGCTGCAAGCTCAACAGCAATTGAGCCGAAGCCTCACTCAAACTGCCAGCAGAAAAGTCCTTGAACAGCGAAACATTTCCACCATCAGGCAAGCCAAGCCACATTGCAGTGAACTGCAAAGCCTGATCCAATGCGTCCTCAAAGCTTTCCACAATCCTTTGCAAATCACTCTTGTTTGCTTCAGCATCATTGGCAGCTTCGGTGGCGGTTCGACTTCCTGGCTTTGCTGTCAGCAACTCAGCGCCAGTCTGGATCATCTGCGCTTCAAGCGCGGATAGTTCCGACCGGCCAACTGAAACAGACTCAGCCGACCCCTGCACAACAGCGACACTCGCCCCGGTTTCTGGTAGAGCCAGCATGTAGCTTGAGCCAGCAGTCACCGATTCCATTGTTTTGCTGTCAATGCCAGAAGCCACAAGCAGCCGCTTGCGAGCAAACCTTGCGGAATCGTCCTGATCGCTCTGGTGCTGCCAATGCTT